AACACTTGGTTGCCTGCAGGAACTTGGACTAACGCTGGAAACACTTGGACTTTTAATACTTGGGAACTTAATCAATGGACTTATTTCCAATGGACACCATATAACCTACAATGGACTTATTGGCAATGGACACCGTATAATTATTCATGGACTTGGTGGACTTGGGAAGTGAATAGTTGGACTTCTTTTAATTTTCTTTGGAATGGTTATCCTGGATTAGAAGCATGGCCTGTTTGTGTTTCCGATAGTGGTACTTGGGTGCCAAATGCTTTAGTCCAAAATGTACCACAATCATATAATGTTTATCGTGCTGATGAACTGGGTCAAAATTCTACCCCTCAAGAATATAAATTTATAGGTAATGTATTACATTCTGGTGGGGATATATCCTTACAAGATTTTATAGACAATGACGATAAAAATAGTTTCGAAACTTATTATTACAAAGTTACAGAAATAAGCAATAGCATTGAAGGCGAGATGAGTGCTTTCCAATCTGGTTTTCAAGTAGATTAAAAAACAAGCCTTGCTTGACTTTTGAACATTTACGTAGTATAATATACTATCACAGAGGAGAAATATATATGTACATAGAGTATTGGCAAATATTAATGATAACCATGATTGGTATATCAGCATTTTTTTCATACCGACAAGGTAGAGTGGATGGTGTTAAGTCTGGAGTACAAGTAACAATAACGGATTTACACAGTAAGGGTATTATATCGATATATCAAGACGATTTAAATGCTGAAATGATTATTGGTAGATATGATGAAATTGAATGGGACGATTCAACTGAATTAGAGGATGATGAATATGACGAAGAAGACCACTGGTGAAGAAGTATGTGACACCGATTGCGAATGTCACGAAGGTCTACAAGAAATTGGTAATGATGTTTGGGTAGAGCCTAGTGGTGGTGCTGGACCAACAGACCGTATGAAAAGACTAATTGAAAGAAAACTTGAAAAGCGTGATAATAAGATAATTCAATTTAAACCTAAAATGAAGTGTCTTCAAACTAAAAGTATGTGTCCAGCAGATTGGGCAACACCATACGCTCCAACATGGGACGAATTAAAATTGACCCTTGCTTCACTAGACGAATGTTATGACGATGCAATGAGACAATTAGCGACTGCTGGAGTACAGTCCGAATTCTCATTAAGAGAACGTTTACACGACCTCGAACAGATGAGAGCATTGTTGATGGACTACTTCAAACCCGATTAACCCTACTATAAACATGAGAATAAATATCAATTATCACTTTACTTTCTATTCAGATTAGGGTATAATACGTAGTATATTAAATAGAAAAGGAGTTATATTATGAAGCAAAGTGAAGTAAGAAAAGAAATGATTGATGCCCTCAAAGAAGGCATTGCTGAAGTAACATTTACTAAAAAAGATGGCACTGAACGTGTCATGAAGGCAACTCTACAATCAGAGCTTCTGCCTAGAAAACCTATTATCGACACTACTAATGTTGCTAAAAGAAAAGTCAATGAAGATGTAATTGCCGTATTTGATACTGATGCAAACGGTTTCCGTTCGTTCCGTATTGATTCTGTAATTTCATTCTTCTCTCCACGAGTAGCAATGGATAACGTCCAAGGGTTGTTTAACTAGAAATGCGTAAAAATGATGTTAAAGTTCTATCTGAAATAGAACACGTCCTCCATCGTCCTGGAATGTATGTCGGTGATACCACAGTTGGTACACACTACAAATGGGTAATGGAGGACGGAACAATCATAAAAAAGAAAGTTAAAATCGTTCCTGCTTTCTTAAAACTGTTTGACGAAATAATCAGCAATTGTATTGATGAGGGTTTTCGTACAGACTTTAAATTCGCTAACGAAATAAAAGTGAGGGTGGAAGAAAATGGAAAAATTACAATCGAGGATAACGGCAGAGGAATTCCGATTATTCGTACAACTGAGGGAAAAACACAGGCAGAGCAGGCATTTACAAACTTACGTGCTGGGTCGAATTTTGATGATGATGGGCATATCTCTATTGGCACTCATGGTCTCGGTTCAACTTTAGTTAATATATTAAGTAAGAAATTTATTGCTCATACTGACGATGGAAAGAAACATTTCCGTTTACAGTGTTCAAAGAATATGAGTGAGATTGACACTATTATAACTAAATCAAATGGTGTGTTAGGTACAACCGTGTCTTATTTCGCCGATTTTGATAGGTTGGGTATGAAAAGTATTACTAACGACCATTTGGGTTTGCTTGAGAAACGTGTTAATGATTTAGCAGTATGTTTCCCTCAAATCAAATTCAAATATAATGGTCGATTAGTAAAGAGTGCCAAATTCAAAGACTATCTTTTAAAGATTGGTTCGGAATTTGTATTACACGAAACAGATGATTATTCAGTTGCTGTGTTACCATCTGATGATGGAAACTTCATATCATTCGTTAATGGTATTGATACATTCGGTGGTGGTGTTCATTGCGATATAGTATCAAATCAAATAGCAACATCAATTAAAACTGCTATCAAGAAGAAACATAGATTAGACATTCGTGTTCCTGATATTAAAAATAAGTTGTTGTTCGTTATTATCACCAACAAAGTTGGTGACCCAAAATTTGATAGTCAAACTAAAGAACGTTTGACGAATAACGCAAATGAAATTAAACCTCTTTTTTCTGATGTTGATGACGATAAGTTCATTGCTCGCATTCTTAAAAATGAAGAAGTTATTCAACCTATAATCGAAGCATTGATGTTGAAGGCACAACTTGCTGAAGCACGTGCTTTGAGAAAGGCACAGAAGAATGCCAAGAAGAAAAAGATAGCAAGTCATATATCAGCAACAAGCAAGAACCCTGAAGATAAAATTCTGTTCATTACAGAAGGGCAATCTGCTATTAGTAATTTGATTAACGTTAGACAAACTGCTATTCATGGTGGATTTCCACTTAGGGGTAAGGTCAAGAACGTTAGACAAATCAAACCTACTGAGATTATGAAGAACAAAGAATTGTCTTCACTGATGAGTATTATTGGTTTAGAAATAGGTGAGCCTGCCGAAGATTTAAACTATGGAAAGATTGGTATTCTTGCTGATGCCGACTTCGATGGATTTTCAATTGCAGCTTTGTTAGTCAACTTCTTTTCTAATTGGAAAGAACTATTTGACGACAAACGTGTATTATTGATTAAATCTCCAATTGTTATTGCTAAGAAGAAGAAACAAATTAAACGGTATTATGATTTAAAAGATTTTTATGATGATAACCTTGACTCTGATTGGAAAATAGAGTATAATAAAGGATTGGGTTCGCTTTCTGTTGAAGAATATGATTTAATGATTAACAACCCTGTAACAGAAGTGATTGAATATGATAGTGGTGCGACAGATAGTTTAGAAACAGTGTTTGGTAAAAACTCTCTGCCACGAAAAAAATGGTTGATGAAATAATATGAATGTAACAAAATTAATTGATACGCAATATAAAGACTATTCCAAGTATGTTCTATACAGTAGAGCAATACCAAATATGATTGATGGATTAAAACCATCACAACGTAAGATATTATACACTGCTTTGAAGACAGCTAAAAATAATAGAATTAAAACTGCCTCGTTAAGTGGCAATGTTATTAGTCAAGCAAACTATCATCACGGTGATGCGTCATTGAATGATGCGATTACTAAAATGGTACAACCGTTTTCTAATAACATTCCATTGCTTAAAGGTGAGGGGTCATTTGGTTCTAGACTCGTACCTGAAGCAGCCGCGGCAAGATATACATATGTCAGAACTCATAAGAATTTTGAAAGTTATTTTGCTGATACGATGGTTGCTGATAAGTCGTTTGACTTGGAAGACCCAGAACCAGCATTTTATTTGCCTATTATCCCTTGGGTATTGGTAAATGGAATCAAAGGTATTGCCGTGGGTTTCGCAACGGAAATACAACCACACAACCCTAAACAATTAGCAAAGTTGTGTGTTAGTCATTTAGAAGGTAAGGACATTTCCAAAAGAAAGTTATTACCATCATACCCAGACTTTAAAGGGAAAATCGAAAAGGTTGGTGATGACGTGTTTTGTACTGGAAAATACAAACTGAAAGGTCAAACCAAACTACAAATAACGGAAGTTCCTATTGGGTTTCATAGGGAATCATATGTTACATTACTCGACAAGTTAGAAATGGAAAGTAAAATTGTAACATATACAGACAAGTGCGATGCTTCTGGTTTTAAATTCGATATTACTTTGAAACGTGGTAAGGTGATGAGTGATACTCAAATCACTACTACATTCAAATTAAAGAAAAAGTTAAATCAAAACTTAACAATGATTGACCACTTGGGCAAGTTAAGAGATTTTGATAATGCTGTTGAAGTCGTTAAAGAATTTTGTGACTATCGTGTTACGAAATACACTGCTCGTTATGAATATTTGCTACGCAATGCAAAAGAACAACTTGTAGTGATTCAAGCAAAGATTAAATTCATTGAAATGGTCATTGCTGGAAAACTTGATTTCAAAAACAAAAACAAGAATCAAATCAGAGACGACTTAGCAAATGAGTTTGACGATGATATAATCGATATATTGATCAGAATGCCAATCTACGCATTGTGTCAAGATGAATCAGATAAGTTGAAACAAGAAGGTGTTGATACTTATGATCAAATTGACGAATGGAAGAAGATTGACGTTAATGACCAATTCATTAAGGAATTAAAGGTGATATAATGGAATTTCTAGACGAAATGCCCGAAGAAGATAACAAAGCAAATACGAAGATAACTACCGAGAACCCATCAGATGGTTTCAACTTAGAAATTGGTTCGTTGACTTTCTATATGGGTGATGTAGAACTTGAAATTAAAGACGTAAGAGTAAGAGATATGGACGATTTTAGAAAATTTATTTTTGAGGTATTAGGACAATGATATTAGTAGATTACAGTCAAGTTATGGTTGGGGGTTTAATGGCGCACGCAAAGTCGATGAGTGACGTGAGTGAAGATTTATTAAGGCATATGATATTAAATACCCTTAGAAGTTATCGCAAGCAATTCGGCAAACAATACGGTGAGTTAGTTTTGTGTATCGACTCAAGACATTATTGGAGGCGTGACGTGTTTCCTAATTATAAGCACGCACGTAAGTCAGGTCGTGATAAGAGTAAGTTTGATTGGGATATTTTATTTGGTTGGTTTGATACAATCAAAACGGAAATCACTGAACATTTTCCATACAAAACTCTCGAAGTAATGGCAGCTGAGGCAGATGACGTGATTGGTGTATTGTCCAAATATAAGCATATGGAAGAAAAGATTTTGATTTTGTCTAGTGATAAGGACTTTATCCAACTTCACAAATACAAGAACGTTAAGCAGTATTCCCCTATGCAGAAGAAATGGATTAGACATCCAGACCCAATTGGTTATGCTAAAGAACATATTATTCGTGGTGACCATGGTGATGGTATCCCTAACTTTTTAAGTGGTGATAATTTCCTCGTTGAAGGTATTAGACAACACCCTATTAGTAAAAAGAAGTTAGAAGTTTGGTTGACTCAAACTCCCGATGAAATATGCGAAACTGAAGAAATGGCAGAACGTTATCAACGTAATTCGATGTTGACTCAATTTGATGAGATTCCAGAGTTGTTGATTAATGATATTTTAAACTCATTTAAGAAAGAACCAAAAGGTGCTAGAAAAAAGTTATATAACTACTTCGTGATGAATAAGTTGAATAATTTAATAGACGTTATAGGTGATTTTTAATGAGATACGAATACAAATGCGAAGATTGCGAACACGTATTCATATTTGAACGTCATAATTCTGAATACCAATTACCAGCAGATTGCCCTGAGTGTGGTAAGAAAGATGGTGGGCAGAGGGTTATAGGAACTCCATTCTTTGTAACTGCTGGTGGTGGTCATAAAAATAAAATAAGGTAATATTATGAGATATGTGAAAGCAAAAGAATTAGAACAAATGTCTGCTTCAGAAGCAAACAGAGTTTTAATTGAACTACAACGCAGAGTTAAGAAGAACGAAGAAAGACTCGATGAAATGGAAACTAAATACAGCAATGGATTTATGAATGAGTGATGAACGTTGGGTATATTATTTAAAATATATCTCAGCAGTGTTGGTGTTAATTGCCATTGTTCTTCACACCTTAGACGTATATCCAATTAATATTATTATACACCTCATTGGTGCGATAGGTTGGACGATTGTTGGGTGGAAGTGGAAAGAGAATTCAATTCTATTAAACTTTGCCCCTCAGATTTTGATATTTACAGTAGGACTATTATTTTTATGATGTTTAAGAAACAACCCAAGATTGAATTTTATAATGTAATCCCAGGCGTTGCCGACATCATGCCGATTGTTCCAGCAAGTAATGTAATACATTCTTGGAAACGCACTGCAGCGGTGGAATTCAATGATAATAAACCGAAATGTCCTTTTAGGTTCTTGGGTAGTGTCTCAAAATGCCCCGCTATTAATAGCATACAATCCACTGGTTGGGTGATCAAATTACATCAAGATATTACAATCGATTGCGACCAAACTGGGGAAAGAATATCGTGGCAAACTTCAAGAAATAATAATAAAGATTCTGTTTCTCTACACGAACAAGACAAGTATGAAGTATATCGTTCCAACTGGCCTGTTTGTACTGCTAAACAAGTTATTAAATTTCATATGGGTTGGTATGCTAATATACCAAAGGGTTATAAATTATTACAAATTCCAGTCGCACTTTCTGATGAGAATTCTTTCACAGCAGTCGAAGGGTTGTATGATTATGATTTAGGCCCAGTTGCGTTGAATATTCCAGTCTATTGGCATAACTTAGGGAAACAAACAACTTTGCCAGCCGGTACTGTTATAGCACAATTTATATTAGTTAAAGACGACAAGTTTCAACTATCGGTTGGTACTGCAACAGAGAAGCAAATCAATCAGTTAGATGTGAATGATGTTATGTTATCAAAGACGTTTGTGAGAAACTACAATATGATTAAAAAGTATTGGAGAGAAAATTTATGGAAATAAGTCAATATATCGCTTTACTTTCATCGAATAATAGGGTATAATACGTAGTATATTAAGATTAAAAAGGGTAGGTTATGAATGAATTAGAAAAACAACTTGAAGAACTCACTTTAGAGTTGATTCATACTCAAATGGAATTATCGGAAGTAAAAGAAAAATATGATTCCCTTGTAGGTAAGATTAGAAAAGATGCGAATGATAAACGTAATATAGATGATGGTAATAAGTTTCTTCTAACGAATTATGGAACACAAAGTGGGTTTTGGGAGTAAATATGAACGTAATTGATATTTTAAACGAATGCGAAAGCGACAATGGAAGACTATTTAAAATAGATGTATTGGAACGCAATAAAGATAATGAATTGTTTCAAAAGGTTGCCAAGGCAGCTTTAGACCCATATACACAATATTATATTAGGAAAATCCCTGACTATGAAAGGGGTGATAAAGAATTTAGAAACTCATTAGAATGGGGTTTGGATAGTCTAGGAAAATTATCATCAAGAGAAGTTACAGGTAACAAGGCAATTGCTCATTTAAAAGATATTTTAGAAAACTTGACTCAACAAGATGCCGATGTTATAGAACGTATCATTGCTAAAGATTTAAAGTGTGGTGTTCACAAATCAACGGTCAATAAAGTATTTGGAAAGGGGTTCATCGAAACATACCCTTGTATGCTTGCTGGGGCATATAATGAAAAGAATTTTAAACACATTACGTACCCAGCGTTTGCTCAAACTAAAATGGACGGAATGAGAGCAAATATTATCATGGACGCAGATGACGGTAAAGTAGAAATACGGTCAAGAAACGGTAAGAATATTGAATTACACGGTGTGTTTGACGACTATGTCAAAACTATGTTTTATAAGAAACCAACTGTTGAGGATTTATCTCAATATAGGTCTGCTGTTGTGGATGGAGAATTGATTGTACTTGATGAGTCTTTATCGAATATCTTAGACCGCAAGACTGGCAATGGAATTCTCAATAAGGCAGTTAAGGGAACTATTTCAAAAGAAGAAGCATCAAGGGTTCGTATGGTTGCTTGGGATATGATACCATTAAAAGAGTTTAAAGCTGGATATTGCGCACTTCCTTATTTTGATAGGTTAGAAGTTCTTGGTATTAAAATGGAAGAAGCACATGACATAGCAATCGTCCGTGATATGATAAAGATTGTTGGAACAGTACCGATTGACAACATTGAACAGGCTGAAGAATTATTTAAACAAGCACTTGATAATGGTGAAGAGGGTATTATTGTTAAGAATGGTGATTCCCCTTGGGAAGATAAACGTTCTAAATATCAGGTTAAGATGAAGGCAGAACTTGAAGCAGACTTATTAGTGACCGAATGGAATGAAGGTTCTGGTCGTATTGAGGGGTTAATGGGTAGTGTAACTTGTGTAAGTGCTGATGGTGGAGTTGTAGTTTCAGTTGGTTCTGGATTTAATGATGAAGATAGAAAGATGTTGCCTGAAGACATTGTAGGAAAAATTATTACAGTTAAATATAACGAAGTGATACAAGACAAAAACAAAGATACTAAATCATTATTTTTACCAATTTACATCGAAACTAGATTGGATAAGGATAAAGCAGATATATTATAAAGGACAAGAAAATGAATTATAAAGACAGTGGTGTAGACCTTCAACAACAAGATTTGTTTAATGCGAGGTTATGTAGTGCTATGCCTTGGTTGGGTGGATTTGCTGGAGCATTTGATATAGGTGATGATTATTTAGTATCATCAACCGATGGTGTTGGAACAAAGATTAAACTATATGTACAATCGCAAAAGGAAAAAGGTGTTTCTATCAAAAACATTGGTATTGACCTTGTTGGAATGGTAATGAATGATATCGTTTGTACTGGAGCAAGACCTATATTCTTCAACGATTACCTTGCTGTTAATCAACTAACGCAACTCGATGCTAGTGGACTTATTGATGGTATCAATGATGGTTTGTTAATGTGTGGTGATAATGTTCCTCTACTTGGTGGAGAAACTGCTATTATGACTGATATGTACAAATCTGGTGAGTTTGATATTGCTGGGTTTGGTGTCGGTGTATGCCCTAAAGATAATTTTATTGATGGTTCTAATATAGTAGAAGGTGATGTAATGATTGGACTATTGTCTGATGGTTTTCATTCGAATGGATATACATTAATACGAAAGGTTGTTAATAAAGTGCTTAAAGAATCACCTGAAGATATTCCAAAAGATTTATTCACTAACTTATTAAAACCTACAAGAATTTACGTTAAACCTGTGTTACGTGCTATCCAAAAGGGTAAGGGTGGAGTTCACGGTATTGCGCACATCACTGGTGGTGGACGTTCAAACGTTGATAGGTTGCTTGGTGAAGATATTAATTTGAAACCAGTTTGGTTTGAGGATAATCACAAACCCGATGAGATGATTTGGATTCAAGAGCAAGGCAATATTGATGATATAGAAATGAAACGTGTTTTCAATAATGGTATTGGTATGGTTTTGATTGTATCAAGAAAAGTTGCTGGTGAACTGATTGGTTTATTAGAAGCAATGGATGAACGTCCTGTCCAAGTAGGTGTAATTGAGAAAAGGGTACAAAACTAATGAATATATTCGTAGATATTGACGAAACTATTTGTACTGGTGGGTTTCCATACAACTACTGCTTACCAATCGAAGAAAGAATTCGCAAGATTAATAGACTATATGATGAGGGCAACAATATAACATATTGGACTGCTAGAGGTGGTAGGAGCGGACACGATTTTACTCAATTAACAATAACGCAATTAGACGTTTGGGGTGCTAAATACCACGAACTAATCATGGGTAGCAAACCCTCATTTGATTTGTATATTTGCGATAAGTCCGTCAATGCTAATAGTTATTTTAGGGGTGTAGATAAATTTATTCCAAACGTTTTAAAATAAATGGTTTAAAACTTGACTTTTGTTGATTAGTATAGTATAATATACTGGTATGTTAAAGAAAAAGGTAGTAGTATTTTTACTACTATTTTTAGTAAAAATAACGTATATATATTAGTGATGATTAATATAGATTAGTCGTCCGTATTACAATTTAAAATAGGAATATAAAATGAACAATAATTTAATCGCTGGTTTTACAGCTTTAACTCTATCAACTGCCACAATCGCTGGTGTTGAATTCACTGGTAATTATGAAGGTACAATTACAGATGGAAGTGGTGCTACGTTTGCCCAAGACTTAGACTTAAAATTAGTAGGTGGTAATGATACCGCTAAAGTTACAATGATTATGGAAGATTTAACAGCGGACTCTAAATTAACCGCAAATCAACTTTTTGTTGAAACTTCTATCGAAGGTTTAAGTTTTAAAGCAGGTAAGTATAAAGGTCAAAAAGGTTCTGGACTATTACAAGCAGAATCTACAGCAACTAATAAAATGGCATTAGGTGCTCATGTTGCTGGAACTTATGTTAAAGTTAATCAAGTGTCTGGTGCTAGTAAAGTAACAATGGACGTCAATGCTGAACTTGCGGGTGTAAACATTAAGGTACAAGACGTATCTAATACAGACCGTTTTATCACATTCGTGACAGATTTCTTTGGTTTTGGTGTAACTGCCGAAACTCAAGAAACGTCTGTTGGACGTAATGTAGCAGTCGCAACTACAGCAACATTAATCGACATGGAAAATGTTGTTATTGATATGACTGGTGTTTATATGGATATTGAGGACACTGCTGGTGTAACTCAAGATGACGGTATCTTAGGTGATATTTCTGACGCAGCTAGTGGTACTACCATTGCTGGTGTTGTAGCATCTGTTAATACTGGACTTGGTAAGGTGACTGGAAAGTTTATTGAGAAGAATGACACTAATACTATGGTTGCTGAGTTGAACCGTGGTGCTATGGAATATTCATACTCTAAGACAGAAAACGTTGATGGTGTTATCGCAGCGCAGTTGACCGTTGTTTTCTAAATAAAGACTAAAGGGTAGTCTTATACACGTACTATAAACGTGGATATTTCTACCCCTTTTTATTCATATCTATATAAGTATATTATAATATAGTAATGAACTTAAATGAGGTATAGATAATCGCCTCTTGAAATAAAAGGTTATCAATTATAAATTCTGAGGAGAATGACATGAAAAAAATTATCGCAATTGCTACTTTAGTAGCAGCTACATCAGCTTCTGCTGGTTTCTTTAACAACAACGACAATGGTTCTAATTGGGGGCCACTTGATAGTGGTTCTAACTTTGGTCCATTCAACGGTGCTTCTGATTGGGGGCCATTTACTGGTGCTAACAACTGGTTAAATGATACAGACTTCGGTTTCAACTTTAACACTAAGAACAAAGTTGACAACACTGTTGCTGGTCACGCAGAAACTAAACTTAAAGGTGAAGCAGACGCTTATGCTAAAGGTTACATTGATGCACAAGAGAAAGCAGTAACAATCAAAGCAATTAACCCATTTACTCAGTCTATGACTGGTAATGAGTTTAATGTAGTAAGTTAAATCCCTCACGGGATTGAGGTATGGGAACACCTCTTTAAATCCAGTTCCCACTACATTAAACTTGAGGGGTTTATTATTTTTTAACACAAGGAGAAAAGAATGTTAAAACTAAAAACACTATCAATTATGACTATCGGATTATTATCAACATCAACCATTGCGGGGTATGACTGGAACGGCAACTTTTGCCCATCGGAATACGACTATGAATTCCCAGCAATGTCGCCGGTGAGTATAAATCCAATCGTGAATCAAGACGTTATAAAAGAATTAGACGAAACGCAAATTCATGGTTCTATTTAACTTCTAAATAAGACAATAATTAATATACGGAGTAATAAATGGCAGACGAAACGTTAGATGCATCGGGATTAAACTGTCCGATGCCTATTTTGAAGACTAAGAAAGCACTAAGCAAGATGGAGTCAGGTAAAATCTTAGAGGTTATCTCTACAGATGCTGGTTCAGTAAAAGATATTGAAGCATTCTGTAATCAAACTGGCAACAAATTAATTTCAATCAACGAAGAAGATGGTAAATACATTTTCACATTAGAAAAAGCATAGGAGATATTATGAAAGAATTATATAACAAATGGGTTGTCAACTGCCCACTACCAAAATTATTAGGTTTACAGGTAAAAGGGGAATAGCATGGCAGAGATATTAGGAGCACCAGTAGATGAAGAAGGTTTCTTAGTAAACCTTAAAGATTGGACACCAGAAATTGCTATTGAAATGGCAAA